TACCAGCGGATTTAGCAATGCGGTGACGTTGTCGGCTACGGCACCGACCGGCGTTACGGTGAGCTTTAGTCCGGCGAGCGTGAAGCCGGGAGCCAGCGCGACGGCAACCGTCACTGCGGCAACTACGGCTGCGGCCGGAACGGGCATGATTGCAGTCAAGGGCGTTAGCGGCTCATCGACGGTTGCAGCGAGTGAGGGCGTCACCGTGATTGCACCCACTCTGATTGTGACTCCGGGGACAACGTCGGTAAGCGTCGTGCGCGGTAAAACCATCACCTTCACGGTTGCGGTGGGCGCCAGCAGCGGCTTCACCAACGCTGTGACGCTGAAGGCAACGGCTCCGACCGGCGTTACGGTGAGCTTTAATCCCGCGAGCGTGAAGCCGGGAGCCAGCGCTACCGTAACGGTGACCGCGGCAACTACGGCCACGGCGGGAACTGGCACGATTACCGCAACCGCCACGAGCGGGACGGCGAGCACGTCGGCGGTGACGAGCCTTACGGTGCAATAGGAATTCAGGAGTTATTAAAGCAGCGCGAGAGGAATCACCCGGTAAGTGATTGATTGGAAAGTGGTAGGCGAGGCGGGAATCGAACCCACAACCCCCGGCTTAGAAGGCCGGTGCTTGAACGCATTTGAGCCGGTGCTCAAGACTGCGTTCAGAGCTTCAAACTGCAGCAGCTCAGAGATGTTTTTGAATCCGTGAATAGAATTGGCTCGCAATTCAAAATTGTCAAGCGGTTTTTTGCGCACGCCACCGCTGCAGCCCTTCCGCAATAAATCTTCTGATCAGCGCCGAACGCCCGTTGTGGCCCGTCTCCAGGTCGCACGCTTCGAGGTCGTCGATCATTTCCTGGTCGAGCCGCAGCGTAGCATTCCCTTTCGAATTCTCCACTTTAGGCCGGCCGCGCAGCCGCTTGCTGCCCGCGGATGGCTTCCGAGGTGTTTGGGTTTTTACCTGTTTCATGCGCACGAAGATACACCTAAAAGTTTCCGTTTGCAAACCGGAAGTACCGCCTTCGCGTATTTTATGTGTTGCGTAAAATACCATTACGGTATTAACTGTCTTGGTGCGGCTTCTGACGTTTCCTCCCCGGCTGCGAAGGAGAACGGGCGCTGATCCCCTCTTTTTCGGCTACAAGCACCACGCAGTGCCGCACAGCGCTGGAGAAATCCATCTCCCACTTCAGTTCTAGCTGTTTGACCACGTCGGCCAGCGCCTCGCTAAACATCACGTGTTTCCGTTTCAGGGCCATACAAAGAGCATAACGTTAGCCGAATGTGTATTTTATGCATGCGTTATGCCCATTGCATGTGCTTTCGATGCACACCAAATGGTTACCAAAGGCACCCCGCGCAGTAATTGCTGTTCATTCTTTCCCGATCGAGGCTGCTAATGTTTCATCAACTAAACTTCCTCAACGAAAGCGCGCCGCAAGCCCAGGATCCCCCCGACCTCTGGACGGCCCAGGTCGAGGCGGAAGCCATAGACACATTGGGCCCATTAACTTATTTCCGTTCAGAAGAGCACACCCCAGACCATAAAGCCTGTCCGGCATGCCGGTCTGCCAACGTCGCGCTGCAGGCCGAAAAGATCAACATCTCGGTTCTGCCCTTCGGTGAGGCCGTCAAATTCTGGAAGCTGCTCCGCGCCCAGGATACCGGCCTCAAGAAACGCACCCACGAAACCACAGACGATTACCTCAACGCGCTCGGCAAATTCTTCGACAAGCTCTGCCTGCGCCAGATCACGCCCGGCCACATTCGCTCTTACCAGATCGCGCGCCAGGCCAACCTCATTCGCGTGGATGGCGAGGAGATCAGTCCCTGGAAGCGAAAAGCGGCCAACATGCGCATCAATCACGAGATCTGCGCCCTGGGCCAGATCCTCACCCACTGCCGGCTCTGGCAGCACATCAAGCCGTTCTACTTTCCGCTGCCCGTCAAATCATGGAGCCCGCGCCAGATCCTGAGCGAAGAAGACGAAGAACGCTTCTTCAAGATCGCTGCCCGGCATCCGGAGGCCGAGCTCGCCTACTGGGTCGCCGCCATCACCAACAACACCACGGCCGCCGGCTGCGAGCTGCGCGGCCTGCGGTTCAGAAACATATTCCTGCGGCCCGATGGCGAGATCTCCGAGATCTACATTCCGGAAGATGCCGTGAAGAACGACAGCCGCCCGCGCATGATCGCCCTCAACTCAGTCGCCAAGTGGGCCGTCGAGCAGTGCTACAAGCGCGCCTTGAAGGCCGGTAGCTGCGAGCCCCAACACTTCCTCTTTCCCTTCCGCCATCGGAATCACACCTGGGCGCCGGAGCGCGCGCCTTCGCGGTGGTTCCTGCGCTGTAGCTGGAATCAGTTGCGCAAAGCTACTAAGACGCCGCACCTGAAGCCGCACGATCTGCGTCACCACTGCATCACCAGGCTGCTTGAAAACGGCGTCGACCCGGAGACCGTCCGCGCGATCGCCGGCCACGTCGATCAAAAAATGGTCGAGTACTACGCCCATCAGCGCAAGCGCGTGAAATACGCCGCCGTCGTAGCCATCGAGCCAAAGAAGAAGGCGCCGGCGTCCGAGCTTGAAGAAAGACGCCGGCGCAGTTCAGCTTAAAAGAATTCAGGTTTGGCGATGCTCCGCGTGAGCGCCATCAGCCCCTCTTGCAGATGCGTCTTTCCGATCGCAAGCCAACGCGGGTCGGCCTTCGTGTCGCCTTCAGAGTTGCCGAGGTCGGCAATGAGCTCGCCGAGTTCCGCGCCCTTCGCCTTGATTTTGTTCATCAGGGCGATCTCGATCTCATTCAATTCGCGATACCCCTTGATCTGACGATGTTGATTTTCCATAAATCCTCCGCAACAGCTCCGTTGCCGGTTCAACCAAACAGCGTGGGCATCCCATCCGCCATGATCTTCGCGAACCGCGTCAGTGTGTGCTTGTTCCCCACCAGGTCGCGCGTGACTACATATTTCCAGCGGCCGTCAGGCTTCCAAAGAAAAGAGCCCGGAGCGCCACGCGTCACCGCGCCGGCGTCCGAGCCCTCGTTGATCAGCTCCTCGATCTTCAGAAGTTGCCTCAGCGTGACGCGCCGAACGTTGCCAGGCCCTCCCTGGTACCGCGAGAAGATCTCCTCGACAAACCCCAGCGCGCTCACCAGGGGCCGCCGATCGATCCCTGCGCAACCCAGCCCCGCACCGTGAACCTGAGATTGAGCCCATGCTCATTGCGGTTCGGGCAAGCGCCGGTCGCATGGTCGTGCTGCGCCCACAGCTCGCCGCACCACTGGCAGAGCGCGACCCAGTTGCAGAGAACGCCTGCATCCGTCATCACGACCTGGCCAGGGTGCGGATAGTTCAGGTCCGCATCGCACGCGGGCCCGCGAGTAGCTTGCGCATCCATCGGCTTACTTCGTCGCCGCCGTGGCCGTCGCAATCCTGCGCAGCAGCGATCGCTTCACGTTCGGCGAAGCCGCCGCCGACGCCGGCGTCCCGCCGAAGTAGAGCGAAATGCCAGTAGACAGCGACGGGTAATGCTTGCCGCCCGCCAGGATCTCATCGAAGCGCAGAGTGTTCCAGGTCATCGTGGAGGTTGTGATGTACTGCAACCCACCGCCGACGATCACGCCCACGTGGTTCGGTCCCGTCGCATAGATCGTGTTGCCGACCGAGCCATCGAGGAACGCGAGAAAGTTCCCCGTCGGCAGGTTGGTCTTTTTCAGGATGCTCGAGATATCGGGCTGCAGCTTGACGCCGCCGCCATAGATCGAGAAGCCGGCCGACGGAGCCAGGAGCTCGACGCCCTCAAGGAACAAGCGGTTTGATTTCGTCGCCCCAAATTCCAGAAGATCGTAGTCTTCGTTCGTGCGATTGCCGGCACTCCAGCCGCTTGGGCCGCCAATCGCGAGCACATCTGTCGACGCCACAAACCCGGTGCTGGCAGCAGCCGGAGCTGCAGCCTGAGCCCTCGCCGGCGAAGCAGCCCAGCACGCACAAAGAATCGCAACCAGCATAATCATGCCCAGCTTCTGCGGCGTACCGGCTGATCCCTGATCTCTGATCTCTGATCCCTGCACTTGCGGATCCCGCGCCAGCAACCCCAGCAGCGCCGTAGCGCAAGCCGCCACCAGCGCCACCACCGTTCCCGTGCCCGCATTCCCCAGCGTCACGCCCTGCTGTGAAAACACGCCGGCGATCGCAACAATCGCGATCAGCACCCCGGCCGCCGAAGTCTTAGGATGTTGCCAGATATTCGAAAACATAAACACGCCTCCTCGCGAGCGCCACGCGCCCGGATTGTTACCTGGTTGAAGTTGAACCAGCGCCCGCAATGGAGCGCCGCAAGACCTAACGAATAAGCTTCTGACCGATCCAGTGAACCAACTCAGTCAGCGCCGCCCCCAGGACGGCTCCCAGCAAAGCGGCGAGAGTCCCCACGGCCGCAAGCGCCCCCGTCATGCGATCCCTCACCCTTTCGAGGTCGGAAACCCTTTGGGTCAACTGCGGAATCTGCTTGGTGTTCTCTTCGATACGGGCCAGTGTGGCCACCTGCTCGATCTGCAGGTCCTCCATCCGCTGAAACCTTTCCTGGTTCTGCTTGTGAAGCTGCTCCTGGAACTGCAGCGCGGCCTGGTCCATCGTCGAGCCCTCCCGTCAAAACAAATTCAGCAGTCGGCAGATCAATCCCATCAACCCTGTCCCGCAACATTGCTTGGCGGGGCAGGGTCGAAAGGGTAAGCCACCGTGATGCAGTTCGAAGGCCCGCTCTGATTTCCGCTCTGCGTCGTGTACACCACATACGAAACGCTGGTCCCCGCCGCCTCCGTCGCATCGGTGAAGCTCGTCCCCGTCACCGCCGGCGCCACCTCCGTCCAGCCCGCAGACCCAACGATCGTGGCCGGGCAGCTCGCCCCTCTCAGCGCATAGACTGAGTAGTCGCAGGCCTGCGCCGCGGTGCAACCACCCCAGCCGCCAGAAACAGCAGCCGCAGCGGTCCAGGTGATGCTCCCGTTCTGCACGGTTGGTCCGGTCAGCGTTACCGTTTGAGCAGCTCCAGCCAGCGAAGCCGCCGCCATCATCAAAGCAAAAATCGCAATCCGTTTCATATTCCTCCTCATTTGAATGCCGCAATCACCGCAGCCCAGTACTGCGCCGCGATGCCACTCGTCGTGTACGTCGCGGTGAAGGTTGATGTTGAAGTGTTGTTTCCCCAGCCGGCGCCGTTGCACTCATCAGGAATGTTCGGCGGCGTGTACCCAGGCGTGGGATAGTCGCACTGATCCAGACTCGATGTATTCAGCCAGCTTCCCATCTGAAAGCTCGTCAGACCGCCCGTAACGCCGGCGACGCCCCAGAAATCCTCCGATTGCACAGCGACAATAAATTCTCCGCTCGACGAAGGCGTTAAGCTCGCCGTTGAAAGATTCCCCGTAGAGCTCTGCTGCCCGCTGGCCACGCCCGATGTATCGAGCGCCGTGACGTTCTGCACGTCGTAGATGATCATGGGATCGTCGGGCTCTTCTCCCGTCGCTCCGCCCACCGGCCCGTTCATGGTCAGCGTGAGCGTCACATTCGAGGTAGGCGCAACCCCCAGCGCGTACCACATCTCCGAGAAGCCGGAAGACGGACATTGGCCCGTATAAAAGGTTCCGGTGATCTTGGTCCACGTGTACGACGGTGACGAGGTGATGCCCTTGACCGTGTAACCGTTGTTGCTCGAATCGCAGTAAGTGGATTCAGTGATAACCAGCGCGCCGCCCGCTTGGACCGCGAGCTGCTCAGTGACCGTGCAATTCAGCGTGTTGCAGTTGTTCCCCGTCCATCCGCTTATGTCATAGTGGCCTATCGAGACGGGAACCTTGCCCGTCGAGGGCGTCACACCGCCGCTGCCGGCTTTGACGGCCACAGCCACGGCCACATAAGTGTCGGCCGTTCCAAACGTCATCGATGGGTTGATCGAAGCCGTCGAGCTGTAGATGCCCCACTGGCACCCGGAATGGAAGTAGTATTGCGGTGTGCCGGGCACGATCTTCCAGGTGATATTGGTCTGCGAGCCCGCGCTGATCGGTCCCGTCAGTCCCTGTGTGCCCAGTGCGCACATCAACATCAGATCGCCGCTCGCCGATGTCGTCTTCCCGGCCGAGCCTGCGTTCACGGTTGTGCTCGTCGAAGTCGCCGCATTGTTCCAGCTCTGATCGGCCGCGCAGGATGATCCCGTGCCGGCCGACACCATAGCGCCGCCGCTGACATAGATCTGCGCGGCGCTCGTCCAGGTGACGGAGACCTTGGTCGCCGCTGTCGTCGCTTTCGCCGAGAAGATCGCAATCGTTCCGCCGTCCGTGGTGTCCACCGCGCTGGTCAGCAGGCTATAGGTATTGCTGCCATCATCCGATGCGGCCCAGCCCGTCAAGGCCGCGCTCGCGCCGGTAGTCGAATAGACAAAGATACAGTCGCCGACCTGCGCAGGCTGGGCCAGCGTGAAGTAGAAAGTTTTGACAGCCGCCCCGCTCGACGGATATTGCGCCGTGCTCGACTCTCCAACCGAAGAGACAAACGTAGGGGTTGTCGGCGCGCCGCTCGCCACCATCGCCCCCTGGCCTACAAGCAATAGCTCGCTCGGGGCCTGGGCCATGAGCGGCCAGCAGATCAAAACCGCGAGAAATGCCGCAAGCTTATTCATAGAAGAGATTCACCAGCATCCCGGTCGAGCAGGTTGAAGCGCCATGCGCCGCGGTCGTCGAAGCCACGTAAATATCCGCACTGAAGTTCACCGGGAAAACATACGCGTAATTATTGCCACCCGTCGGCAACACCGGGATGTCTAGCAGCTCCTGCGTCGTGCCCAGCGTCACGCTCGACGTGTTGAAGATCTGCAGCACGCACAAAGTCGAGTTCGGATTGTAAAGCGAAAACCCATACAGATTTCCGGCCCCGGACTTGCACGAAGCAGCCGTCGTATTCGCCGCCAGCAAACAGATTGCCGTAGCCTGAGACGATGAAGTCGTAGGCGTTGGCATAAAGCCGCCCACGTTGTTCGTGCCCGCCGGAAGCGCCGTCTTCACGTTCACCAGGTGATTGCCGGCCGCGTCCATCAGGCACGGCTCCTGCTCGCCAGTGGTAAGCGTCGGTGCAGAAGATACATATTCGCAACCGCTCAGCAGCGAATTGGCTCCGGCGGCCGCTCCTGCGGCGGCATCCATGATCGCCCCGCCGTTGCCTACCGACCGCGCCGTCCAATTCCCAGACTGCGTTACCGCTGGTATGTTGGTCACATACGCATTCATCCCCGGAACCTTCACCGCGCCAGGCGACGTGCCGTAGTTGGCAAAAGCTCCCGCTGCGTTCGTCCCATCCGTCAGCCATGCATAAAACGGATTCGTCGCGCCCGGCGCCGAGCCCAGCAGTTGCGCAATGTTCACCGATTGGTTGGAAGGCAGCGCCGGCAGCGAAGCGATCGAGACAGGCTGCGTGGTCTGCCAGAAAGTTCCCGACACCGGCTGTGTCGCCTGCCAGAAAGTCCCAGTCACCCCAATCGCGCCGTTAGAGTTCGCCGCCAGGTTCACCTTCAGGTAGCCGTTCGAATCCACCGGTACCGAGACCGTGCTGGGCACATATTCCAGGCTGATTGTGCCAGCGCTCGGATAAGTGGTGCTACAACTCCACACCGCCTCGATCTCGTCAGACTGCGGCTCCGTAGAAGATACGAAGGCACCGTATGTCGACCCATTCGAAACGGTCTCTGAAATGGCTGACCCGTTGTTCACCAGGTTGCCAAGCGAGTCGCCGGTCTTGATCTGCACCGTGCACCCGGATGGAGATCCCGTGATCCCGGCGAACGTCGTCAGAATCGCGCCGTTCATCGAGAAGTTATAGACCTTCTGCGCCGTCGACGTGGCCGTGCCCGTCGCCGCCTGCGCGCTGAATAGCTGAACGCTCGCATTGAGGGGACATGGACCCCAAGCGCCCGAGGCCGTCTGGCATTGCACCGTCTGGGCGTGCAGATGCCCAACCGCGGCCAGCATCAGCAGGCCGCACAGCAGAATTACTTTTCTCATTTGTTTACCTCAGTGCAATGAAAGCGGTTGCCGATGAAACACTCGACGCGGTCGTCTTCACCACGCCAACCCACTCACCCGTAGCGCAGGCCACCAGGCCGTTGTCATGCGAAACTCCGGCCGTCGATGAAGCGCAGAGAAGATCTCCAGCCGTCACGTTGACCGTGCCATCCAGCGTGATCGAAGCCTCTCCGCTTGCGATCCAGGTTGTCGAAGAATTGAACACTCCGATGATGTTCACCGAGGGCGTCCCCGTGCAGTTGCCGACCGTATTACTGGCCGTATAGCAGGCTAGCTTCCCGGCAGTGATCGTGCCAGCCGTCGTCGGCGTAAAGCCCGTGCCGGCATTCGCGCTGCCCTGGCCGTTCACCGGCTGATTGTTCGCGAGCGCTGCGCCTGCATTCACGTTGCCGCTGCCGCTCGGCATACAGCTCGCCCCGGCCGACGTGAGGCACGCGAACTTGTGCGTGCTGCTATCGGTATAAAGCCGGTCATTGCCCGAGGCCGGATCTGCCGGCGCCGCGATCTCCGTCACATCCTGGTAGCTCGCGCCCACGCCGCCCGCAAAGGCGCTCCCTCCCCCCGATGTCGCCGGAATAATATGACTCAGCGCATTCGTCTTCAGCGCCGGCACGCTCGGCGGCAGCGTCTCCCAGTAGAGATAAGCATTCTGCCCGGCATTCAACTGCGGCTGGCTGAACACCACATTCTGCCCGCTGCTGACCGTCACGGCATTGAGCACATAGTCGAACTCCAGGCTGGTGACTCCGGAGCCCGTGGTAATCGTCCCGCCAATAAGCCCCGTCTGCCCGTTCGTCTGGTTGACAATCAGGTACGAGGTAGCGCACCCGGTCCCCGGCTCGCAGATGTAGATCGAGGCGGTTCCGGCCGTGATATATCGCGCATCCACCTTGCCTGTAAAAGTGTAGGTAGTGTTCGGCGTCACCGTCATCGCAGTCGATCCGGCCCGGTGAGGCAAAGTGACCGGCGAGCCCGTGCCCGTGTAGATGATAGAGTTGTAGCCTTCTGTATCCGTCGTCGAGCTATACGCGTAGATCGGGTCCAGCGTCCAGGTCTCGTTAATGAAATCGAAATCCGGCACATCGTTGTAAGCCGACGCCACGGTGATCCCCGGCCACGTCTTGATGTCCACATCGATGTTCGGCGCAATCTGCCCCGCCGCCGGTGGAACCGTTCCATCCCCCTCCTGGCCGTAAATCTTGACGCTGCTGGTCGAGTAGCTCACCGCGATGCGCCCCGTGGTGCGCACATTGTTCGTGAGCGTCCCGGTCGCGCTGCCCGTGCAGCCAGCACCACGGCCAACAATGTCCCAGCCCGTAATCGCCCCGCCGCTCACATGGAAATTGAATGTCGGCTCAGTCGAAAATCCGCCTCCGGTAAACACAGCCGTCGGCGGCAGCGTATAGCCGCTCCCGCCGGTGCCCGAGATAGTGAGGCCCGTCGTCCCGCCATCGCTTCCGCAGTTCGCCGTGATCGTCGGCGCCGTCCCGCCCGTCACGCTCGTGATGTAGATGGCGGTCGGCGTCGACGCGAAGCCCGAGCAGGTAATGTAGGTGCCTTCGCTGAAGTAGGCCGGCACGCCGGTCACCGTTACCACATCCGTCGCGCTCATCGTCTGATCCGCCGACGTCACATACGCAAACGTCAGCGTCACTGTCAGCGGCCCGCTCCCGGTCGGGGTGCAGGAGATCCCGCTCGGCGCGGATACAAATCCCACCGCATTGCCTGAAGACTTGTCATCGTGAATCGTGCCCAGCGTAGTGATGTTGGTAAACGGCGGATTGCTCGGCGAGTAGCCTGAATCGTGCCCCACAGCGCCATGCGCAACGCCGCCAGGCGCGGCAGGAGCCACCGTCGTCGTGCTCGGCACCACATAATCGCCAACGGTGCCGGCGCCATCGAGGATCAGCGGCGACTCGCCAAGCTTGGTCGCCGTCGAAGCCTGAAGGTAACTCGCCGATGGAACCACGTTGGTGAAGATGCCCGCTGGAATATCGGTATCCGTGATGGTCATCGTCTGGTAGTCGCCGTTCACGAACTTCGCAGGCACAAAGGCCACAGGCGAGTTAGTCGAGCTGCACCCGGACCCGCAGTTCGGAGCCGTCGGGCCAATAGAAATAGTCGACGTAACTTGAGGCTCGGTGCTCAGCACCCGTCCGCCCGGCGTAGTGGCGTACAACCCAAGCTGGCCGCCGTTCCCCGCCCATCCTGAAGACGGACCCACCGCTGGAATCGAAGGAATGAACACGCCGTGATAGGGATCGCGAACCAGCCACGCCATTCCGGAGCCCTCATCCGCGGCCGCAAAGAGTCCGACCTTGCCGCCCGAAGCGGTCCCGACATCGATCATGTCGAAGCCTGGCCAGTTAGCCGCCTGCGTGTGCATACCCTCAACCAGCACGCCGTTGATGCCGCTCGTCTGAGTCTCTCCGAGCCCGAAACAGGTAATCACCGACTCGCAGTAATCGTGATGCACTTGCCAGTTGCCGGCCTCGACCTTGAAGCCGTATGGGATAACCTCGCCGGAGCCGGCCACCACGGAATTCTCGTCCATCGATCCGCCTGCCGAATGCCCGTCGGCGTAGATCCCCGGCATCTGCGGCTGCGTCTCGTAGATCGGCGTCAGCATCGCCCCGGAGCCATAGGTCGATGAAACGGTCAGCGTCACCGAACTGCAGCCGTACCCGTAATAGTTCGGCGCAACGCCATGAACACCAGTCACGGCACCCGGAAATGTGCCGTCCGCCGCAAGACTCGGAAGCACCGTGCAGGTGCCTGTAACCGTGATCGCAGGCTGCTGCGAGTAATAGCCGCCCGAGACCACAATCGCTTGATCCGAACCCGGCGTCGCTTGCGGCATCTCCGGCTGGCAGGAGTTCTGATACACGGTGCTGAAGTTCTGCGCGCCGCCGCCGGTCCCGTATCCGCCCAGCCGGATGCACGTGGCAAATCCTACGAACTGGTTGTGGTCGATGCTGCCGAATTGCTGCGTGAAGTAGTTCGAAACGCCGATAAGGCTCGGTACTCCCAGCCCTTTCAGGAATAGCCTGCGCACCACTGAGCCAATCGCAAGGCAGCCGCCGGTAGTGCTCGGCGGGCACCCAAGATTGATCAGCGCATTGCCGCCCTGCGTCCCGTGTGGCTGCAGCGCAAACGTGTTGGCGCCCGTCGTCGCTGGTTCCACCACCACGCCGGCGGTGCTGGTCGTGTTGGTATTGTCCTGCGAGTCGAACAGCCCCTGATAAATATGGTATGAAGGCACGTTGACCGTGCCCGGAAACTGGTAAGTGCCCGGCTTCAGCGTGTTGATCCCAGCTGAATTGATCGGCAGCGAAGGGCTCGGCGCAGTCAACGTGGGGTCATCCAGGTAAGGCGTCTGGCACTTCACCGTAGGATCGGCCGTAAGCGGATTGTCGCTATAAATCCACCCCGGATACCCCGCACCGTAGTCAAGAACACTCTGCGCCGTCGACGTCCCGCAGTAAGAAGTGTCCCCGTTGTACCCAGTCGGGCTCGTCATGTTGGGATAAACATCCAGCCCGCGGCCAGGGATCTTGGGCTGGTACTGCGGAGTCGGCGTCTGCGCCGCCGCAGAAACCGCAAGTGTCGCCGCGCAAATAAATAGCAGGTTCTTCATGGTCCTCCCTCTTCTCACGCGAACAACACCACGGTGATGGGCCCCACAGCAGGCGCGGTAACAAAAGTGAGCTGCCAGGTGTTTCCTGAAACCAGCGTTACCGGCGTGTCGTAATCCGCCGTCGGGCTCTGAAACACGCCGCCCGCGTACACCATCGGCACCGGCGGCGTCGTCGCCGTTGCAGTGAACGTGAACGCCGTATTCGTCCCGTCCACCGTGCCCACCGCCGCCTGCGCCACCGGAATGCTGCCGCCCGAGCCGCCCCCGCCGCCGGCCATCGCAACCATCTCCACGTTGCCCTCGCCGTCAAACCCCAGCAGGTTGCCCACACGTTCAGCCGCCGGCGGCAAAACAACCCCCGCGCCGGAGTCCACAATCGGAACCTGCAGCGACCGCGCCGCCAGCACCCCGAGCTGCTGCACCAGGATCGTCAGCGTGTCCAGCGCAGCATTGATCACGTCCGGATAGAACGCGCCGCCATTGGTCAGGTCCAGACCCTGCACCGCGGGCATCTCCGTCGTAATCGCCAGCCGGTATCCGGCAGCCAGCACGCCGCCCGTCTGGCCGCCTGAAGTCAGCGTGATCGATCCGCCCGGATTCCCGTTCTGATCTGCGTTCAGCGCCACCGTGTAATCCGTCGTCAGCGCCAGCACCGCGGTCGCGCCCGTCGCTACATTCAACGTCGTAACGTAGACATCCGTCGCCGCAAAAACCGCGAACATGATCGGAAAGTTGGAGGCCGAGCCCGTCCCATTGAACGGTCCCGCCACCCGCGAAGTAGAGCTGATCGTCATGGGTAAGACTCCTTGGTAACGCCCGCGCACACCAATGCGAACGCCGCGCCGCAAAGCGCGTGCTAAACTGTTGACCTCACGAAAGATTGGATAGGAGACGACGAATGTCACGTAGGAACGCAGTGACAGTTGCATGCGTCGCGCTGGCTGTATGCTTCGGCATGAATCGCATCGCCGATGCCCAGGAAGCGCAACGCCCCGGTATCTACATCGAAGCCGAACCTAACTTCCAGACCTCTCTCGCAGCCGCGATCATCAAGAAACACGTTCCGGTGCAGATAGTGACAGACAAATCGAAGGCCGATTACGTCCTGAAGGCCTCCGGGGTAAACGCGCACACCGAATCCGGAGCCAGTCAATTTGCAAGATGCCTGCTTGCATACTGCGTGGGTGCTGACGGTAGCTCTTCGGTAAGTGTTCAGCTGGTCAAGAGCGATGCCGTCGTGTGGGCTTATCAGGTGCGGAAAGCAAATGGCGGCCCGGCAGGTATTCAGTCTTTAGCGGAAGCCATCGCCAAACACCTGAAGAACAACTTCATGAACGGGCAGAAATGAAATCGACGGAGGTAGCGAGATGAGTTACGAGTACGTAAACAAGTTAGGTTCGCCCTGGCGCTACATTGCCCCCGGCGCGATCATGGGCGGCGCATTCGTGGCCCTCTTTGTGCGCATACCGCACTGGGCTGGCACCGGCCCGCTCGTTCAGCTTGCCTACGGCACAATCTTTTTCCTGTTCGCTTACGGCGGCGCTTACGCTGGCGCGCGGTATTACGATCGGCTTGACCGCCAGGCGCGGCAAGCTACCTTCCCCCCGCAAACGCCCCCCACAAGCTCGGGTTTGCAACCTTCCCCGCGTTCGCACGCCTGATATACCGGATCGTCTTCACCACCTGCTGCGAACCAGGCACCCCGAACAACTCTCCAGCCGCACCGCCGGCATCCAGCCCAACCCCCATCCAATCCTTGTTAGGCTTGTCGGCCGCGGCTTCCATCGCGGCTTTAGCCCCTTGCTGCATCACGCTCTCGATCGGCGTGAACTGCATGTCATGCCCATTCGCCATGTACTCAGCAATCGAGCCCAGCACCGGAATCGTGTCGGCCGAAAACAGCAGCGCCCGCTTCGCCGCCCACAGGCCAGGATTCTCGCCGTTCTTCGGCCCGTCGCCCGTCACCAGCGATCCCAGCACCGCCGGTAGCACCGCGGTCAGAATGGTCGCGTAAGTCAGCTTGCCCACACTGCCGCCCTGCATGAACTGGTGCGCATTGTCGCGCAGCTGGTTATAGACCCCGTTATGGAAACCGTACAGCGTCGTCAGCAGCTTGTTCATGTCGTTGTTGCGCATGATCGCCGGCAGATCCTTCGGAGCCGACGTTCCCAATCCCAGCCGCACCGCACTGTCGGCCTCGTAGACCGCCTTCTGCTGTGCCTCATCCACCGGCAGATCGGCATACGTCCGGAGCCCATCGTTATAGGCCGCGCGCCACAGCGTATGGCTGAACAGGTGATCCACTGTCTGCAGGGTCCACCGCGCGGCCGTCGCAACCTTCTGCTCATAGCCTCCGCGGAACGTCGGGTTCTGCAGCACCGCGCGCACATCGCGGTCAAGATTGTCGCCGCGGAACCGCATCTCGTTCGGAGAAAGCTCGCGGTTCTCTTCGGTGATCTCCCGCGGCCGTGCCAGAAAATCCCCCAGCGCCTGCGCCAGCGATCCCGGCTTCGCGTAGAGCAGCATCCTGGGCGCGTGCGAGATCTGCAGCAGCGCCGTCGACACCTTGAAGCCCACCGATGCCGCCACGATATTCCCGCGCAGCGCCTGCATCGCGTTGCTGATCGCCTCCACGCCCTGGCCGACGCTCCCGTTGCGGTCATTGATGATCGTCCGCAGCCACGGCATGAACTGCTTTTCGTATGCCGGCCCCAGCGTCTCTCTGAGCGACTTGCGTACCTCCGTGTCCAGCAGCAGCCGCTGACTTGACAGCATGAACTCCCGGTGCGAAAGATCCTTCGTCGCCTTCGCCAGGTGATCCGTCAGCGCGCGCTCGAAGTCGAGATCCAGCGGGCCGCCAAAGCCGGTGCGCTCCTTCGTGTAGCCCTTCGACGTCGTCGCGCGCACATAGCCTGACTGCATCGCGTTCTGCGCTGACTCCTTCGCGTCCTGCTGCACGCCGCGATCTGAAAATCTTGGGTCCATCCGGATGGGGAAGTAGCCGCCATCGAGCTGCATCTCTCCGCCGTCATCCAGCGCAACCTTGAACGGAATTGCCTTCACCATCGCCGGCGGCAAACCGGTCAGCCGTTTCTGCAACTCGTTCATGCGATCGCCGATCGGCTTCAGTGAGTCCCACGTTTTCTGCACAAACTGCCACTCATCGCGCGTGAGCATCCCGCCGATCTTGCTGATCGCGTCGCGGTCCCAGCCGAAGTGGTCGAACGTCTTCTGCAGCCGGTCGAGGTTGCCCTCGTTGCCCATGTTCATGGCAATCGAAACCAGTCGGCGGCGCGTCAGCGCCTCCGGAATCCCGTCGACTGCAACCTTCTCCGTCCACATGCGCCGCCGCATCTCGTCCGGAATATTGCGGATCGCGTCGGAGATCGGCTTCGTCACCTTCTCCTGCAGGTCGTACTCATCGCCCTGTGCATCAGCTGAGAGGTTCCACAGGTTGTCATGCCACGGCCCCGTCTTGCCGCCGTCGAGCCACTCGATCATCCGCTCCATGCGCACCAGCAGCGCATCGCCCTGCTGCAGCTTGTCCGCGATGCGCTCACCCATGCCGCGGTTCTCGTCGAAGATCTTCTCCGGCTTCGACTTCAGGTTCTCCCGCGCAGACTCGATCATCGACTGCTTGGCATCGGCAAACCTCACCTGCTTGCCCTGCACAAACATCTTGAACTCCTGCATGGCCAGGTGCCGGATGTTCACCAGCGCGTCATGCACGTCGTGGATCTCGCTCAGCGGCACGTTGCGGTAGTCCGCGAATTTGCCTTCGTTCAAAATGCCCGGCGCAATCGCCGGCTCGTTGCCGTTCGAGTACACATCGTCAGCCCACGCCCGCAGCGGCCGCTCCGGAGCCACGGGAGTCGGACCCAGCTTGTAGCGCGCCAGCAGCCAGTTGAACTGCTCGCGATAGTCGCTGCCCGCAAGCCCCATCCGCTGCTGGATGCCGATGCTCTGCATCCTCTTCGCGTAGCTCTCGAACTTGCCGGCGTAATCCTGCGCCTTCACCGCCTCGCGATAGAGAAAGTGATTCAACAGCTCCTTGTTCTTCGCCTCGGCCGCCCGCTGCGCGTCACCCTTGCGCAGCGCATCAAAGGCCTCCCGCGAAAACATCCGGGTCGCATTCAAGTACCGGCTCGGCTGCAGATCGGCGATCGACTTCTGATCGACCATCCGCGCCGCCGCCTCCTGATAATGCTCCAGCGGCGCAATCGAGTCGTTCACCGCGCGAACATCCGCAGCCTTCTTCGTCAGGCTCGCCACGCGCTCACGCAGCGCCCTCAACTCGCGATAGATGCTGCCCGCGCGTTCTTGATTTTCGAGATTGAAGCGCGCCCTGTCCATCAGCGTGCCGTCATAGCGCACGTCGCCATATTTATTAACCAGATAATCGCGCGTGCCTTGCTCTATCGCTATCGACCGTCGCGGCGCCGCTTCGAGCGCCCGCATCATCTCATCGCCCGAGCCAAACCCAAACAGCTCGCCGGCAGTCTCCGCATCCGTGCCGCCTTCAGACCTGTACAGCCCCGGATGCAGCTTCTGCAGCGCCTTCACGCGATCCTCGCCGAACTGCTTCACCAGCTCGTCCCGGTTCAGCGTCATCTCCGTGCCATCGTCCAGCTTGCCGCGCCGCAGGCTGCGGATCGCCGTGTACTCCGGCCGCGCGTCCAGCTGCTCGGTCACCGCGTCGCGCACATCGCCGCGAGCCTCACGCCACTTCTGCGTCGTCTCACGCGCGGCCGCCTCGTTCATCTCGGCCTTCACTTGCTCCCGCGCCTTGTCGACCTCAAGCCCCTTCGCATCGGCGTAATTGCGATACTCCGCATCCGTCCATCCAGCTTCTTCCGGGCTGGCAAAGAGCCTCTCGCTTGACTCCTGGCCAGCCCGGTTCACGGCATCCTCACCGGCATAGAGCCGGTCCATCACGCCGCGAATGTCGGGACTCATCTCCACGCCCAGGCCTCCCGCGCGCCGGTAGATCGAGCTGAGCCACACGCTGAAATTGTGAAACGCCCGCGTCAATCCCGAGCTCGGCGCCTTCCCTTCGCGCACGTACTCTTCATTCGCACGCGCCCACTGCTCATGCTGCTCAGTCGTGAAGCCGTGCTCGTACGCCTCTTCAGGAGTAGTGCCCAGCCACTTCGCAATCTTGTCGAAGTCATCCTTCAGCGGCTGGCTCGCGCCCTCGCGCTGCGTCAACTCGCGAAACATCTCCAGATACGCATGCGCCGGCTCATGGATAAACGTGCTCATATCGCCGAGCGAGGTTTTGCCGATCTCGTAGCTGCCGTCCGGCCGCATCTGAAACCATCCGCGCGGCGAAGCCCCCGGCGGCGCCGCGGCCGGCTCCGCGGGTACTTCCGATCCTTCGTCGTCCACCCCCGACTGATGCAGCACCGTTCCGGGCGCTTCCCCAACCGTCAGCTTCGGATTATGCAGCGCCAGCAGCTCGTCCGGCTTCAGCCCGGCGTTCTTCGCCAGGTTCGCAATCGCATTCGCCTGCAGCGTCGCATAGCTGTCCGCAGCCGTATCCGTCTCGCCGGCGTCCACGTACCGCTGCTTCAGATCGCTCTGAACTTGCTGCCACTCCGGCGTGGCCTGCGTCTCCGCATCCGCCTGTTCATACTCAGCCTGCAGCTTCGCCGCGCCGCCGTTGGAGACCCAATCCTGCAGCTCCGTGCGCCCGGCCTCGGCCTGCTTCATCGTCAGGTCCGTCGACGGGTCCACAACGTCCGGCAGCAGTCCCTTCTGATGCTCCGGATCGAGCTTGCCAAAGAAGTTCGCCTTCGGGATCTCCAGGTCCGATCCCGCTGCGGCCGCCTCTTCCAGGTTTGTCACGCCCACCTGGTTCGCCATCGCCGCCGGGTCCAGCTTCTTGCCCTGAAAATAATCCACGAACTCCTGCGCCGGAATCCGCAGGCTCTCATCGCCCTCGAAGTTCGCATCGAGATTCTGCTGAGAAACTTCAGGTGCACGCTTTGCCAACTTCGACGCCGCAACCGCGTCTGTGATGTGGCTCACCACGTCGCCGAAGCCGCCCACGCCCTCGAATGCTCCCATGGTCGCAATCGACTGCGGCAGACCTTCCAGCAGGCTGCGGTTCGGATCGTAGCTCCGCGCGATCGCGTTGTCGGTCACGGTCATGCCCGTTCCCATAGCGACGCTGCGCCCAGCCCACTGGCCCGCAGCGCTCAGTACCCCCGGCGTTTCAACCGGTCCAGGCATTCTACCCATCAGCGCGTAGTTCGACAGTCCCGACGTCAGCGCCGCCGCAATCGCCGTTTTCTGATCCGCGCCCCTGGCCCGCGCCTGCGCATAGGTAGTCTGAGCAGCCTGGGTCCCCAGCAGTGCCGGCACGCTCTGGCTTTCAGCCATCGCACCCGGCGCGACCGTTCCGGCTAGCGGCGAGATCTCTGCCGCCGACCCTTCCGCACTTGCGGCCTCGCCAGCCGCGCCCGCACCCGCACCGCCTGCGTAGAAAGCCGCGTACTGTCCAGGAACCTGCTCGAACGCGTTCACGAGGTTCCGGCCCCACCACGCGTAATCCGGGTTCCTGAATTGCTGACCCGTCTGCGGATCGGTGAGATATTGCTGCGGTCCCTGCTGGATATGGCGCAACAGGTAATCCTGCACAGCGCCCGTAGCCCGCTGTATTGCGAACGTCCGGGGGTTTACCCACACGTTCTTCAACCCCTCAAGGTCAGGGTCCAGCCCTGTAGCTGCATCCATCAATGGTTTAGGGCTCTCTAGAACCCCCTGAACCGCTGCTCCGCCGGCGTCGATCAGTGGCTTAGCCGCCCCAAAAACGCCCGCATCGATGTTGCCTGCAACCGACTTCGTCTCAGCCCACGCTCGGTTCAAGAATCCGATCCCGCCGCCGCCTTGATACTGCTCCATCGCCGCGCGCGTCCGGTCGTCCATCACCGCCTGCCGCTGCGTCGGCGTCAGCCCGGCCAACCCAGCGCTGTTCTGCGCCTGCGCCCGCAGTTGCGCCGCGCCCTGCTCGATCGCCGTCAGGCTATCCAGATCGTCATGCGCCACGCCGGCGAAGTTCGGGTCCTGCAGTTGCCGCGCCAGAATCGGATTCGTGATCTCCAGGTCGCGCCGGTCGAGATCCGCAGCCGTAGCCCGCTGCTGCGCAGCCTGCGGATTGTGGCGCACCAGGTCAACGCCCATTCCCGTCTGCTGCGAGAGCTGCTGCGCATGCGCCTCTGCGTCCGGATTCTGCGTGGACGCCGCCGCGACCACCGCACGCATCGGAACGGCGCCGCCCTGCTGCGTGGACGGCATATCCGGGGCCGATCCGTCCTGCAGCATCTGCTGCGCGATACTGAGCGGCGATCCGGGCGTCATTGCTTCGGCTTTCCGCCCAGGAGCCACCATTTGGCGATATTCGCCTGCGTGGCTGGCAGCCCGCTGGACCGCAGATCCTGCATCGCACGCTCCGTCGCCGGCGCTGGGATATCCATCATCCGCACGCTCTGATTCCCAATCCAAACAGTCGCTTTATTTTGCTCATCGGGCGTGAGGGTAGCCACCGGCATCAGTCCGCTGTTGGTGTTGGGCCATCCAGACGTGTACACCTTGTCGATCACCATGTCCCGCGCGATCTTTCCCTTTTCCTGCCAGCTCAGCTCGCGGTTGGCCTTCTGCTGCTGGTTGTCGATCTCGTTCTTGATCGCCGTTTCCATCTCCACGCGATTCTCACGGTCAGCATCGTTCTTCGGATACGCCATGTCGGGCAGTTGGTTCACGCTGAAGAGGTCCGTCAGCTGATCGTGATCAATCGAAACCTGCCTCGTTTTCTGTGGATCGTTCTGAAGTTTCAGCGCCTCGCCGGACCACTTCACGTAGCCGTCGTCGCTCAGCTTGCCCTGGCTGTACGCAGCTTTTACATTGTCGGGAGTGAGCGGCGTCTTGCCGCTCAGGAAATCAATCTCCGTCTGCGGATCGTTCTTAGCGGCCGTCGCCTGTTGCGTAAAGCTGTCGATATCCTCCGGCGTCAGTTGCATCTTGATATTCGCCGGCAGGTTCGCAATCGACTTCCCGTTCTGCAGCCAGAAATCCGTAGCCTGCTTCAACGCCGCCGCGTGCTCCTGGTTCGTAATCTGCCGGTTGGTGCTGGCGATCCCGCGCACGTACCCCTCGGCCATCTTGCGTTCATCCGGGTCGGCCACGTTCGAGTTGATCCAGTCGACAGCCTTCTCCTCATCCGCCGGCGCGTTGAAGTTCTTCGGGTCCATCGGCGCGCTCGACGCCTGCCGCGGATCGATCTGCTGGCCATCTTTATCGGTCATGCTGTAGTTCACGACGCCCTGGCCGGAATCATCCTTGCCGCTCAGCCCCAGCACCTGGCCGATGGTGATCTTCTGCCCGTCCGTATAGTTCGCCGCGCTCAGGTGGTTGAACTCGGCCGTATAGCCGCCCGGCATCTGCATCTGCACCGTCAGGCCGCCGCCGTTCGCCTCATCGTTCCAGACCTTGCTCACCGTCCCGCTCGCAGGCGCGCGCACCGGCGTTCCCTGCGCCGTATGCAGGTCGATGCCGTTGATCCCATCTGTCGTCGAGATCGTCGCCGCCGCAACCGGAGGCTGCAGCACGCCGGGCCCCGTGATGCCCTTCGCGGCCATCACAGCCTTCTCGCCGTCCGTCTTCGCGCTCTCCTGCAGCGTCACGCTCTTGATCGCATTGCCCAGCCGCTCAGCCGCCGGCACATCCAGGTTCCCCTGCACATTCTGGAAGTAGTCGGCCGCCTCGTTATAGGCATGCTTATCCAGCAGTCCCGCGACCACGCCCTGCGCCAGCACGCCACGCTTCGCCCGCAGCATCGCCTGCGTAGCGTCGCTATCCGGAGCCCCATCCGGTTGCGCGCCGCTCAGTTGCGCCACAGCTCGCGTCTCGTCATCCGCCTGGCCGCTGTACTTCTGATAGTCGGACTGCCTTCCGCCGAGGTAAGCATTCATAGCCAGCACATTCATGCTGTCCGCGCGGTCGTTTGCCTGCTGCTTCCCGTACTGCACTTCTTCGACAGACCGGTGGTCGCTCATCTGCTGGCTGAAGCTCAGCATATGATCGTTCGCCACCTGGTCGAACATGCGTTGCTGAATGGGGTTAGCCAGCGTCGCGCGCGCATCCTGCTTCGCCTTTGAAATGGCCTGCGCGGTTGGATCCCACTGCTGCGTCGCGTTGATGCCTTCCGTCGTCCTGTACTGCCCCAGCGCCGGCAGCGCCGCCTGCAGAAACTGGTTCTCCGCAGCCTTCGTCTGGGCATCGTCCATCGTCGCCTGCACGCGATCGCCAATGGTGTCGCCCACGCGCGTTTCTGTGTCGCCGGCCTCGGTCAGCGTCTGCCCCGTCTGGCTCAGCAGTCCCGGCGCCGCATTCTTCATCGGGCTTACCCATGGGCTCGATGCCGGCGAAAGCGGCGTCTCGCCCTGGCTCACGCTGGGCGTGAACGTATCGGGCACCATCGAAGTACCGCCGCGCGCAAAGGTCTGGGGAGTCAAAGGCATCTCGTCAGCTTCCTATCCCGACCTGCGGAGCCGGCGCGCCCTGCGCCTGCCGCATCTGCAGCCAGCGGTTGTAATCCCATCGCCCGGCAATCTGCGTAGCCGAGCCAAGCAGGCTGTTCACCGTGTTGCCAAACGGGCTGATCGTGTTCGCCCCGCGCAACGCATTCACGGAACTCGTACGGTCCAGCAGACTTTGATTCGCGTAATTCGTTCCCTGCTCCCGCGCCGCCCAGGCCTGCCGCGTGGTGTTTGAGTTGATGGCCAGCACATTCAGGCTCTTCTCCACATCCATGCTCGCGGCCACATCCGCCGCGCTGCCTTGGCCCAGCGCAATGCCGCGCGCCGCCATCGAAGCCGTCGCCCCAGCCTTCTGCTGGCCCTCCTGCATCGTGTAGTTCGCAACCTGGTTCTTCCCAGCCTCCTCGATCGACTCGGCCGTCATCTCCGCGCGGCTCGAATTGATCGCCGCCATGTCGCTCTGGAAAGCGAACCCCGAGGCCTGCGACTTCTCCTGATACTGCGCCGTCTGCGCGGCATAAAACGACCCGATCGCCGAGCTCACGCCGCCCAGCACCGTCGTCAGCAGCCCGACATTCTTCAGCGACTGCCCCGTCTTCGCCGTCTGCGCCATCACGGGCGACATGCCGCTTGTGTTGGCGTTGCCGCCCGTAAACCAGTTCTGGATCGAGTCCCAGCTCGACGTCAGGAAATTCGGTCCGGATCCAGATCCCGAAGTCGGCCCGGCAAAGCCGTCCGTCACGTCGCTGCCGTCTGAGATGAAAGGGATCGTGAAGAGAGCGCTAGCCACCGATCACCACCTCCAGCGTCAACCCCACCACATCCAGCGGCAGCGGCTCCTGCTGCCGGATCAACGTCTGCCCTGAAGTCTGCCAGCTCGGCGTTGTCAGCACCATCAGCTCCGTGCTCTTGAGTGCCGGCGGCGAGCCATAAGGCTCCGTCGTCCGCGTCTTGATCTCGGTCAGATGGTCGCAATCCGGGCCCACAAAGATGCCGCTCGATTGGTACACCTTTACCCACGCCCGGTTGATGTTCTTCATGCGCCCCTGGCCGTACCCGTCGAGCTGCAGCACCGCCGGCAGCGTCTCCAGGTCGCACGTGTAGGGCAGCCCGATCTGCGCAATCGTCGCCGGCTGATCCAACGTGATCGCGCCGCCCGTCACCGTCTTCGGCGATTGCACGGCGCCGTCCGCCAGCACCGCAACCATCGCCCCTTCCAGCCACGTCAACCCGCTGATCGTCAGGCGCGCCCACTCCCACGCACTGATCGGCGGATGCGTTGCCGGCCCGGTGAACTCAACCGGCAACACATCCAGCACCAGCCCGCTGGCCTCTTCCGTCGAGCTCGTCGACAGGATGCGTATGCGGTATTTGTTGCCGCTCGAGTCCTGCACAATAATCAGGCTGCCCACGTCGCTCTGCGTCGGATAAACAAAGATCGACTTCGATGACGCGATGCCCACGTCAAACCAATCGGTAACTCCGCCGCCCGGCCCGGGCCGCGTAGTCGGCGAGAGAGTCACCGTCGTATCCGCCGTCACGCCATCCTGCGCATCGAAAGTCGAGCCCGCATCTACGAAGAACGCATCCGCAAGCTCCGTGAAGAACCGCGACTGCATCCGCTCGACATAATTCACCGTCTGCCCGTCGATGATCCGTGTAATCACGGCGTAGAGCACGTCCTCAGTCCCTTCCGCGACGCAGGCAATGCTCTGGAAGGTTCCCTCCGTCACGTGCTCATGCCACGCGCCGAGCTGCTCCTCGGGAATGTAAGTCAGACCCAGAAGCTGCCCGCTGCTCGACACGAACCACACAATCGGCCACGGCGACTTCGAGTAAGCCTGATCCACGATGGTCAGCGTGTCGAACAGGTGCGCCGCACGCAGGCTCAGATCGCCCGTCATGTAGCCGTTCACCGTCCAGGCGTAGCCCATCTCGCGCACGTGGCCGCCGCGCGCCGCCGCGTAGACCATCGTCGTATTGATGATCGTCGGCTGCACACCCGACGCCCCGATATAGCTCTGCGGATCGACCGACACCGACGTCGGCGTGATCGCCTGCGAGTTCACCGGAACCACCGCAAACTCGCTCTCGCTGGTCAGCATGATCAGCTGCAGCATCGGAACCATGTGCTGGATCACGTCCGCCTGCAGCGCGGCCACGCGGAAGGCCACGCGGTCCGTATCCAGCGACGGAAGCGAGTAGCTGAACATGCTCTCCGTGCCCGAGTTCGACATCCATGCGTTGTTCGGCGCGTTGGTCGTTCCGCCAAAGCACCGCCGCTGCTGGAAATAGCACACCGCGCCCGGATAATTGCCCGCGCCCGAAAACACCGCGTCCGGCGTCCCCGGTGTGATGCTCATGTCCGGCGCAATATTGTTGTCCGCAAAGGTCAGCGCCTGGGTGTTCCCGATGTAGCCCCACAGTCCATTGAGCTGCTTGTAGACGTTGTAACTCTGCGCATTCGGAACCGCGGCCCAGGTGATTGTGTTGTAGCTTCCCGGCACGTCGAGATTGTTCAGCACGTTCGCGCCCGAGCTGCTCAGCGCGCTCGTCGTCACGCCATCGGAGGCGATCGCCTGCACTTCATAAAAACTTGTAATGTTGAAGATCTTCGTCCCGTACTGAATCGTGATCGGCAGCGATGGGTCCGTAGCCGCGTAGCTCGACCACCCTGAAGAATCGAGCACGTTGCCGCTGTAGTCCATCACAGTCAGCTCATCGTTGATCAGGTTGCCGTCCCCGTCAACCGGCACGCTGTCGACCATGTAGAAGCCGTCCATCACCGTCGGCGAGCCGCCGATCGTCGCCGTCAGGTTGGCGATATAGATGCCGTCCCCCAGCGCCAGCGTGTGATTCGATACCGTCGTAATCAGCGCCGGATCGGCCGTCGTGATGCTCGCAATCTGCGCCAGGAACCCCGGAGACGCCGCGACTGCCACACTCTGCGGCGTGCTCAGCGGCGGCCCGAAGTCAATCGTCGACAGCACCCACTCCGTCGCGCCCAGCCGGCTCAGCTCGGCAGGCGGATAGTTCGGGTGCACCAGCGTCATCACGTCCGCGCTCTGCGCATAGTGGATGCCGAACAGGTCCGCCGCCTGGTACGGCGTCGGGATCTCGTAGGTGAGGTCAGACGGCAGCAGAGAAAAGTTCGCTGGCTGTGCAGAGGGGTTCGAAGGGATCGACGGAGTCTCGGCAAACTCCGCGAAGCAGTAATAGAATGACCCGCTATAGCTGCACAGCTCGCCCGGCACATATTCCTTGATTGCGTAGATCGTTCCCGCGCCTGCATCCGTCACCGCAACAAGATTCCCGGTCGTAGGATCCTTAATCTCGAATGTGTTTGCGGCGAGAAACTGCACCGAGTAGAAGACGTTCGGATCAATCCCCGTCGGCACGCGGTCCCCATGCGCCACCGTGCCGAAACTGATCAGATCGCCCTGCAGCAGCTGGTTTGCCGTCCAGGTCACAACCGTAGGGTTGGCAACCGAAAAAGTCACCGCACTCTGCGGAATGTACTCGCGCTGCGAAACATTGTATTGCAGCGTCGCTCCCTGCGTGTGAAACCGCGCGTAGCCGTTGCCCAGCTCGATCACCATCGTCTGATTCAGGCTGTAGGTGAACCCGATCAGCCGCGCTGGCCCGTTGTTCTTGGTCGCCTTCACAAAAGCAAAGCCGGCCCGGTTCTTCGCCGTCCCCGTCGGCGTGATCACAAAGTTCTGCACCTTCGCCGCGCCCGACTGAAACTTGGCGTCGTCGATACGCCCGTACATCTCCGGCGAGAGCTCGCCGCCCGCGAAGCTCCGGTAATACGTGCGCATGCTCGGCATCAGCGTCCCCGTATCCAGCTAACAGCAGGCTCAACCCGCGTCTTGCGCTGATTCGCATCGCTCGCCGCAGCCTGCCCCTTGATCGCGTTGAACATCTCCAGCTGCTGCGCTGCCGCCGCGCCCCCCGCATCGCCCTTGATGATCGGCCCTGCCAGCATCGAAGCAAGCAGGTGGCTCAGCGTCAGCATGAACAGCGGGCTGAACTTCGACGTATCGTCAACCACCGTCGTATACCGCAGCACCGCATCCGGCACGTTCGTCAGCACCACCTGGTTCCCGTTCTCCAGCGCCTCGATCTGAAACGGCTGGGGCACCATCAAAGGCGCGCCGGGCACCGGCAGGTAGCCCTGCGGATACGGCGGAAAATAATCCTTTTCGACCGGCCCGAAAAACGCCTCGTAGTCGTCCGGCGCGTCCTTCTGCTGCACCGCCAGCGCATTGATCACCGCGCTCGGTAGCGCGTAGCCGAAGCGCCACGTGTGGTGATGCCAGTACCCCGGAAGCGCGGCGCACGCCGGATCGTCCCAGTTGCAATGCGGCCCCCACAGTTCCGCCAGCTTCACGCGCCTCGTCGCAAACCCCCACGCTGCCATCTCCAGCACCGCATTGCGCGCCACGTAGTAGAAGCGTGCGCAGAGCTGCGCCTGCACCGACGAGTCCGGCGGCTTGATGCTCATCACCGTAGCCGTATCGCCGATATGACTCAGCGCCAGGTTGCAGATCGTCACTTCACTCATGCGCGCCCTCGCAGAAAAATAGGCCCGAGAAAGCTTTCCCGGGCCTTCACGTTGCCCGTGGAACTAGTCTGTCTGGGGAGGATCTGGAGGCGCCGGAGGTTCCGCAACGGCAGCAGCTGCCGCCGGCGGAGCCAGCGTTGCCGGCGTCGCCTTTGCAAGATTGTCGGCCTTCTTTTTCGCCTGCTCGGCCGTAACCTTTTTCAGATCCTCTTCAAATGCCTTCTTGTGCTTCGGGTCCACCGGCTCAATATGCCGATGCGCCCGGCCGTTGTATTCGAACTTCTCGTCTTCCTTGCGAAGTTCGCCTTCGTGAAAATGATCCCTGAGTGCCCTGACTTCCATCTTCGGTTCCTCGCATTCCGTCCGCGGAGATCTCACGATCCCCGCAGACACGTTATTGTCTTGAGCTGATAGCTGACAGCCAACAGCCGTTTTCGGTTACTCGACCACGAAGCCCGAGGGCCGCGCCACGTTCCGCTGGATCGTGTTCGAGATGTACGAATCGAACGCGCCGGCCGTGAGGACTGCCGTGCCAACGCGGATGACCGTACGCCAGTAACGCGACATTCCCGGAGGCGGCTGCACCTGCAGCAGCACCGTTCCCGCCGTAACGCTGGCCACCGCAATCGCCGGTCCGGCAACCGCGTCCACCCACGTCGCGTCGTCCGTCGAGCTCTGCAGCACCCCAGCGATCGTTGCACCACCGCCCGACGTTGCCGTCGTGCTGCACACCACGTTAGCCCACAGGTTTTCGCCCGTCTGGCCGGCGTCTCCCAGTTGAGCGTTGCCGGTGTCGTAGGTGTTCGTGCTGCCGGTATCGCCGGTAGCCGTAACCGCCTGCGCCTCGGCAAGTACAAGTTCTGAATCAATCATTCCCATCGCATTCTCGCTTCCTGGGCCGTCAACAGACGCCCGCATCAAGGTTGCTTGCGTTACAAGATTTGCCCGATCGCGTTAGCTGACTACCGACTCGGTCAGAAGGATCTGGTCCACGGTCAGCACCGGAGTTCCGAAGAAAGCCAGCCGGCCGCCCGTGCCGCCCGTGCCCGTGCCGGCCGTGCTGCCCGGTCCCACCTTGCCGAACTGGTTGCCCGACTGCTCGATGGTCAAGCCGTAGAACGTCTTCATCACCGCGGCCACAGAAAGCATCTCTTTCACTGTGCGGTTGGCGAGGAAGAACGCCGGGCCATTTCCCTGCCACGGAATGCGCTGGAACGCCCGCATCATCATCACCGGCAGCCAGGTCGCGGCCGTCAGCGCCTGCGTTCCGGTCTGGCCGATCAGATCGCTCACGTCGATGTTGGCGATGCGCACCGCGTAGCGCCAGTCCTTCACGTGCAGACCAAACTTCCAGGTCCACCGCTCGGCATACGCGCGATACCGGTTGTTGCTGGAATCGAAGGCATCGATCACGCCCAGGTCTTCCTGCTCAAGGCCGGCCTTCGATGCCTTCGGATAGATGCCGGTCACCGTGTTCTCGCCCGGAACGAGCAGCCACACCGAGGTGTTGTCCGAGCCCGAGGCGCCCGCGCTCAGTACGTTCGCGCCATTCGTCGCGCCGCTGATCGCGTTGTACCGCGGCGTCAGGCCAAGAACGCCGTCTTTGTTCGTCGCCGTGTTGCCATACATCATCTGCTGCGCGAAGGTCTGATTCATCGCCTCGGTAAAGGCCAAACCCTCCGACATCCGGAATGCCGCCGTGTTGCCGTTCAGCTCGGCGATGTCCTTGTCGATTTCGTTGCGCCCTTCGAGCATCGCGCAGATATCTTCCACCGTGTCGCGGCCCGACTTTGACGGCGGAACGCCTTTGTAGAACCGGCGCAGCGCCACCGTCGGCAATCCTGCGCGCACCGAGCCCTTGTGTCCCGTCGGCAGGTTGCCTTCAATGAACGGCAGGTACTGGATGATCTCGTTCGATTGGTTCAGGAGCTCGGCCAGGATCGCGACCTTTCCGTCCGGGCCAAACGATTTTGCAATATCGATCAGGGTGTTATGCCCTGAAACAGCGGGAAGTAAAGCCATATCCGTTTATCCTTTCGCGGGTGTCTTGTCATAGAGGACGCTTGCAGCATTCACCGGCACACCCGAGCCGGTTCGGCCGCCCACAAACCCGTCCTCGCTGATCGCCTTGCCAGCCCGGAACATGAACCGGAGAACCTCCGGATGATTCCCCAGGCCAGTGTCTTCCAGCAGCTTGTGCAGCTCAGGCGTTCCAAAGGCGTCGCGCGCCTTGCGCGCTACGGCGAGGTTTTCGAGCAGCTTGTCGCCGCCGAATTCCTTATCAACGCTCGACGCGTCGCGCCATTCCTGATGGATCGCCTGCACCTGATCGACCTGGCGAGCCGCAAGCGCGGGCGCCATCTTCTCGATCAGCTTCTGCGCCGCATCCTGCGTCAGTCCGGCCTCTTTCGCCGCGCCGCTGAAGGATTCCAGGATCTCGGGATCGTACTCCGAACCCTCCGGAGCCGTGAAGGTGTACTTCTCCGGCACAACGGGGGCCTCGGTCGATTCCGTCTTCAGGGTTTCCCTCGCAGGTGTCTCAGCAGCGGGCGCTGCTGGAGTCTCCGTAGTCTGCGTCTGCTGTGTTTTGCCCGCGCCGTCGCTGGCCGTTGCCAGCAATGTTGCGGGCGCCTCTGAAGAGGCGCTGGCTTCAGTTGGATTGTTTGCCGTTGCCGTCTCTGCCATCTTTTTGCTCCTTCACCATCACCGGATACATCTCCGGGCACAGCGTCATAACCTCGTTGAATAACTGGTTTCCCAGGTTCCTGTTCCCTTCGTTGAAGGCCATCTTCATGGCGTTCGTGTCGAAAGAAAGCCGGAACGGCCCCGAAAGCTCAATCAGCCGCCACATCACGCGCCGGCCGCGCGGTGAGCTCATCAGCCACTTCACATCCGCGATCTCCGCCTCGCGGGCCACGCGCTTCCGCGCATCCGCTTCGCGCTTGTCGTCCTGCTGCCCGGGCAGGTCAATCGGGTCGTAGCTCCTCATTTTTTCCCGTACAGCATGTCGGCCGCGCGCCCAAACAGATCCGCCTCCAGCCCATCGATCTGCATATCGGTAATCTGCAGGTCCATGGTGGCGCAGTTCCCGTTGCCCTCGGTTGCGTTCTCACTGGTCCGGCTCACGGTCGCCTTCGCGACAATCGTTACCTCGGTGCCAACCGCAGGCAGCGTCTTCACGCCCAGCTTGTCCAGAGAGTCGTCATTGAGGGTGATGCAAAGCCCCCACGGATACTTCGGCGCATCCGCCACCGAAGGCTGCGTGTATTCCTTCGCCTCCGCCGGCGTGGTTTCCATGTTGATCAGGCTTGCCATCATCCCTCCAGATTCCCGCGCTACCCGGTGTACCCGCTGAACTGATTCATCACATCGTTCAGCGCGTTTGAATTCGCGCCCGTCGGCGCCTGTGCCAGATTCTTCGCCGTCTGGCTCACCTGCTGCGAGGCCGCCGCCTGCTGTTGCGCAGCCTGCGCCTTCGCGCGCGCCTGCCGGATCATCACGACCTGGTCGCTCGCCACAATCAGCTTCGGGTCCACGCCGAGCCGGTCGCTGTAGTCGTCGGCCCACGCATCCGCGTCGAACTTGTCCAGCACATCCGGCTTCATCTGCGCCACCGTGCCCAGGCTGCCCACAAACCGGTCTACGCTGTTCACGCCGATCGCGCGCTGTGCCTCGGCCAGCATCGAGATGAACTCGACGCTCAGATCCATCCCCGCGAGCTCCTGCGGCGCCGGCGGCAGCGCACCCATCTGCACCATGTGCGTAAACGTGATTTCGATCAGCGGAAACAGCAGCTCATTGTTCAGCCGTTCCAGCACCGGCCCCATCATGAGCATCTTTTCTTCTTTACGCTCCGCAACCTCGGTCGCCGTCATCTGCGGATTTTCCGAGTTCGCCAGCATCATGAACACGTCGGCAAAAAAGCTGCTCCGGATGCGCTCCCGCACGTCCTGAATGTCCTCTAGCAGCTCGCTCAGGTTGAGGTTCACTTCGAAAGCGGCCTCGATCTTCGACCCCGCGGCGCCGTCGGGAATAAATGTGATCCCGCCCGGCAGCCGCTCCACATCGCGGTTCTTCAGGCCGACAGGAACCTGCAACGGCGGATTCGTCTGGTAGTCAATGCCCTGCGCCTTGCGCAGTTGCTCCTGCTGCAGTTGCTTCACGTCCCCCAGCGCTTCCATGCCCGGCGAGTTGCCGTACATATCGCCGCCGGCCACAGCCCACCGCGGAACCACCGCAGGAAACTGCTTGAATCCGCCCTCGCGCAGGCACTTGTCCGTCTCGCCGCTCAGCTCGAAGTACCAGCTGCCCCACTCCATATTCCGCGCATCGCGCTTTGATGGGTCCCGGTCCGAGCGCGGCTCGATCGCATGAATGATCGGAACCCACGCGCCGAGCTGGCCATTGTCGTACATCGACTGCACCGTCGGCGAGCAGTTCTCTTTGCCGAACTCCTTCACCATCTCGCTGACCGTCTTCTCAAACTCGCGGTACAGCGTCACGACGTTGCCCTGCCAGTCCGTCCCGATCGCGTACTCGCCAATGGTCAGCGGATAGTGATGAATCACGGTGTTGAAGTCCGGCAGGATAATATCCGCGCCCGTGCCGAACGCGCCCATCTCCTCATACACCTGCTGCAGCGCGCGATACGTGTTCGACTTCTGAAACACCGCGTGCATCCGTTCGGCTACATCGCTCAGCCACAGCTTCACATTCTGCGCATTGTTCAGCCCGGGATCATGCGTGCCCAGCCGGAACCACGGCCGCGCCGGGCTCGTCGCGCCGGCCATCAGTCCGGCGCCCAGCGTGCGCAGCGCGCGGATCGCCGTGTTGTCGTAGATCTGGTTGTTCCGCCGGATGCCCTTGTCGCGATCCTGCCGGAAATACCGTCCCGACCACGGCAGCATGTACGTGGAGATCTCCTGCCAGTGCCCCCACCAGCTCGCCCGCTCCGTGCGCAGTTGTCCCCAGCGCATCAAAAGCTTCTGCCGCATCGTGTTGAAGTTTTCAGGCATCCACTGGCTCCAGAGATTCCAAAAGCAGTTTCCCGCACTCTTCACAGAACGAGCGCCGTGCAGGCCTCACACCCATGGAAAGAATGCGAGGCGCCAGATCCTCGCGCCACAACATCAAGAACGAGCCTTGAGGAAAATCTCCCGCGCACTCGCTGCAGGTGAATCGAAAGTTGGCTGGGACGAAATGCGGACGCCGCTTAGAGTTCAACTCAACTCCCCAGCAGCGTAGACTTGCCCAGGTTCAAACTGCTACCGCTCACGCCCGATGGCCCGGTCAGCATCGTGCTGCTCAGCCCCGTGTTGCCCATCGTCGCCGCGCGCGCCAGAATAGCCGAGACATTCGGGGTCTGCTGATTGGCGGCGTTCTGTGCAACCGCGCCCTGGCGCTCCGTGGAAAGCGAGCTGGCCTCGGCCTGCTGCTGCGCCTGGTTCTGCTGCGCCAGCGCCTTCTTCTGCGCCCCCTGCTGTTTCTGGCCGTTGTAAACGCCGTACGCTGCCGTGCCTGCAGCCGCAGTCGCGCCAATTACCGCTGCGAGGGTCGCTGCAGATATCGATCCAGCCATCACACTCTCCGTTCAGCGTTGCTACTTGTTGATGTTGTGATCCGCTTCAGCCATCTCTTTCACCTTCGACCCATGCTTGCCGGCCAGCGCCTCGCGCAACTTCGCAGCCGGTATCGGCTTGTCGAGCGCCACACCCAGCGCGCGATGCAGCCGGCCTTTATGACTCGGCTTGAATGCCTTTCGCGCCCACCGGTCCACAACTTTCTTCGCGTTGCTCGCCATCGTCACTCTCCCGTGATCAGGATTGTGTTCGCATCCTGCCGGCGGCTCAACAGCCGGTCAGCCTCATCGGTAAACTCCGCCTCGGCCTCTTCCACCGTCTTCGCCTGCGTCGGAAACAGCATCGTGATGATCACCGGCGAGCGCGAGACAAACACCTGCTTGCGTCCAGCGCTGGCCGGCAGTACGTTGTAGCCCTCAAGCTCCAGCCATTCCTCGCCGGCCAGCACAGCCACCGATCCTGTCGCAATCACCAGCGTCGCCCTCTTCATCAGCGCGCCGGTGAGTACCGTCTCTTTCGGCATCACAATCGTGCGTGCGTACATGCCGCCATGGAGCACGTGATCCGTCGGAATCTGCACCTGGTCCTGAGCAAGCACCAGCTCCTCGAGTGCGGCAACCTTTCGCAGCATCCCCGGAGTAAGCGCCGGCAGCGACGCCTTCCAGTCCACCAGAACACTCAAGCCAGGCTCCTGCAAAAAATGTGGTTCGTGTTGACGTAATCGCCGGACTGAAGAAACAGAAGCCGCGCCAGCCTGCTGCCCGCAGGCGCGCTGTAGGATATGTCTTCGCAGCCTTCGCTCTTCGCGGAATCCTCGATCGCTGCCATCAATTTGCGTCCAAGGCCGACTGCCCGCACCCTATCGGAAACGAAGATCCTTTCCACGCGAGCATGAGGGGCAGCGTAACCAGGAAGCGCACCCGCCATAACAAAAGCAAAGCCGCAGAGCTCGCCCGCAACATAGGCGCCGAAACACCGACCAAACCCAACCCCTTCCATCGCCTCATACATGGCTACCTCAGGGGTCGCGGGGGCTCCAATCACAGGATTCACGCATTCAGCCGCATATTCAGCAAACAGCCCCACACTCGCAGGATCGTCGAAGATCTCCGCCGCGCGGCACTTCCGAATCTCAACGGGGCCCCCGGCGACCCGTTCACGTCGCTGGGATGGTTCACATGTGGGCATAAGGGTCATACTCCAGCGGGCTTTCCCGCCCGCTTCCCGGAATCAGTGACTCGCGCCGCGCCGGCGCATCTGGCAGCGCAAACGTCAGCGCCAGCGCATCGGCCAGATCCGGCGACCGTCCAAGCCGCTTCTTGATCTGATCCTTCGCCTCGATCTGAAACTTACCGCTCGAAAAGAAGTAAGTCGGCATCGTGAGTTCCGAAATCATCTCCGGGATATGCGGCATGCACCCCGTCTTCACCCAATCTGCCATCTGCATCCACATCTGCGCCCGCATGTTCAAGTAACGCGGATTCGGGCTCGGTGCATCGAATCGGATCGCATACACCTGACGACCGGTCGCGCGCATCACATCCACCGCGCCATGCGCCCAACCCACCGTATCGTCGAAGAACGCCTCCTCGATGTCGAGCTCGTTCATCATCCCCATCGCGCGGTTGGCAATGTCCACGCTGACCGCGCTGCCACGCGCATGCCGCATGATCGCCGGCTGAAACGCCGCCAATCCCTGTCGCGGAAAATGCACCGTACGATCGTCGCCGAAACGCGCCACGTCCACGCCCAGGCGCTTCACAGCCCATTCATAGCTGCCCTTCGCCGGCGAGCGGTTCATCGCCGCTTCCACTTCTTCCACGCTCAGCAGCGCGTTGATCGAGCCAGGCGGAAACTGCCCCAGCACGTACGCCATCACCCAGGGATTCTCGCGCCCGTACGTCGCAATCTGCTGCCGCGCCCACTCGATATCCACGCGCGGCGTCCGCTTCACGTCGTCCGGATCGGCAGTGATCGAGATCACCACCCACTTGCCCTGATCCCACTCGCCGCGCAGCCGCACGCTCACTTCGTACAGCAGCCCCGTCTGGCTCGTCGTATTGCCGGCGGTAATAATCAGTCCGTCTTCGCAGCTCGACAATCCCTGCTCCGCGCTGCGCAGCAGGTTCGGCGGAATATCGCCGCTCTCGTCGATCAGGTAAAACGGAAATCGCGAGTGCAGCCCCGAAAGCGTGCGCCCGATCGTTTCCAGATCGGCAGTCTTCGGCCAGCTCGTCGCCGTCAGGAACCAGGTCTCCGCATGATCCCGCGCCGAGATCCGCGCGCCCGTCCACTCAAACGCGCGCTGCAGAAACGGGCTCGCATTCTGCCACCGCGCCATCTCCGCCCACAGGTTGCGGCGCAGATTGTCGCCGGTGATTGAAACCGCGATCCCCTTCGGATGCTCGTTCTTCGCCGCGAAGCAGGCCAGCCTGTGCCACCCAACCCACGCCAGCACCGCCGTCTTGCCCGGCCCCGCGCAGGCCTTCATCGCCACGCGCTTCCGTCCAGGCTTGCCCAGCAATTGCAGAACTTCAGCCTGCCACGCATCCGGCTCCGCGCCAAACACCTCGCGCACAAACTTCAGCGGATCCCGCCGCCACTCAGCAATGCGCGCCGAAGCGCCGCCGCTAAGCTGCTGCGTCCCGCTCGCCACTAACCAGCTGCTCCAGCGTCACGCGGTGGTCATGCTCAAACTTGTCCGTCCAGAGCTTCTGATACTTGCCCAGCAGCTCCGCCGCGCGAATCCGGTCCGCAACCTTCACCTTCTGCACAACCGTGCGCACCAGGCCCGGGCCATCCGTCGTCTCCACGTCAAAGCCGGCAATCGCAGTGCGCGCCGCCTCGCTCATGCAATGGATCGGCAGCAGGTACCCATCCGCGTCATACATCTCCAGCGCGTCGTGATACGCGATCCTGGCCAACACACCCAGCGTGCGATCCGCGCGAACCTCATACTTTTGCGCCAGCCGCGCCTGTTCTGCGCTCACGGCAGCCGAAACATTAGCATTCTTTAGCCATCGGTCGGCTGTCACCGCAGCTCCGGCTTCCGGACATCCGGCCACAATCGCCGACTGTTTCCGGTTCCCGGTGAGAGCGAATTCTCTCGCAAAGATTGCCTGCTTCGGTGTCAGTTTCCCGTCCATCACTCCCACTCCAACACGCCCTGCGCAGCCCGCAGCGCCCGCACATCTTCCTTCCGTTCCGCGCGAGCCTCAGTCCGCGAAATCTTCGTCCCACCTTCACGCTTGGGAATGTACCCGAGCAACGCAACGCGGATCGCAGCTTCAACCCAAGCCGCATCCTCGCCCCACTCGTCAGCCAGTTGCGCAATCGACATTCCGCCAGCGAACAATCCCGCAACCTGAGCGGCGGCATCATCCCCGCCAGCCATCAGGCCCGACTCAGATCACTCATGGCGATCATGCGATCCGCCTCCCACGCCAACTGCACCTCGCGCCGCACCGAGCCCGGCGCAGTCAGCGGAGCCTCGAACCGCAGCCCCGGAATCTCCGCAACCGGCAGCGGCTCACGCATCTGCGCCTGCGCATTGCGGAGCGCAATCGACTCAGCCAGCGTCAGCATGCGAATCGAGCGGCCGAACTCCACCCACGCGGCAGTCGAATCCTCCACTGCGCGCAGCGCCTGGCCATGCTTCAGCGTGGCGTTATTGCTGAGATTGAAGACACGAGTGTTTTTTTGCATTGGGGAGCCGATCCTATCGCCGATCGGAAGCGTACCCCTCAAAACCCCAAACAACACGGAAGCTTTCAGGAGCAAACAGGGAGAACTCTAGCAGAAACTATGCCCGATTTTCATCGCGTCCACACAGATGCACCAAGGATGGTGAAGCATCTGAGGAAATCCCTATCAGGTCAGCGATTTCGACATCCAGGATCATCGAAATGCGGCAGAGAACCAACACAGAGCAGCGCGCCGCGCCCGCTTCAACTCTGTAGATTGTGTTGGGATGAACTCCGACCTGACGCGCCAGCTGCGCGGCTCTCAACTTTCTACGGCGCCGGATGACGAAGATGCGAGCTCCAATCGCAGCAGCCAGGTCACGCTCTTCTTTTTCCAGATTCAGCGTCACGCCGCACTCCAATCCTGCAACCTGCGCATTTCTAAAATCGAGATCTCCGGATCGCGCTCAGCCTGCGCGACCAGCGTGCGCACCCTGCGCAGCTCCAGCACGTGATACGCCGTCAGCCGATCCACCAGCTCCGGCTCAGCCAGCGCCCCGCGCCGCAGCGTAGCCACACAAACCACGCGCGTCACCGGATTACCCCCTCCACCGGAACTCGAAGATCCTTCGTGATACCGCGACCGCCGACGCAAGCCCGTTGCTCTTCACTGGCCATGCCCCCCCCCCAACGCGAGCCTTCGCCGAGGCGCGCAGACGCAGCAGCTCCCGCAGACACAGAATCGACCACTCCGCGAGCTGCTTCTCCTCCGGAGTACTCCCCTCGCTCGCCGCGCGAAACTCAAACCGCGCAATCAGCGCCTCCACGTGATGCTCCGCCAGGATCTTCATCGCGAGCCCACACGGGCGGCATTCTCTTTCGCCACCACGTCGGCATTCCAGTGCCATCCAGCCGAATCGAGCCAGTGCCCATCGCGGATAAACGCCACCGGTCCAAACCGCGCACGCAGCCTCAAACCCTGTTTACGCTGCAACAGCCACGCATCCGCGATCTCCGACGCTGTCCGCCACACCGGCCGCCCCAGCTCCAGCTGATCCCGAAAAACCCGATCCATCACCGGCTCCAGCTTGTCGCCCTCCTCCCACGCAAACCCGCATTTCAGCCGCACGCGCCTGATCGCCGTTTCCAGATCGCTCGAATACTCGCGCCGCAGTTCGATCTCCTTCGCACTCCCCGCCGCGCACAGCTCCCGAGCTTCCCGGTTCTCGGCCGCGTAACACCTGCGCCAATCCTCCACGCTCATCGCACCAGGCCTGACACCCTCCGCAGCGAGCCTATCGAGGTGCTCTTGCTGCCCGGGAGTCAACGCATCGTCTTGCGCAAAGGCAGCAGACGCGTTTTGCGGTTCCGGTTCGTGTAGTTGGTTCAAGGACGGTTCAAGGACGGTTACTCCTATATGGGGGTCTGGGGGTTTGTCGTGGTTGTCACCCTTTTGCGTCCCCATGTCACCCTTTTCCGGCTTCAGTGTCACCCTTTTCCTGCGCTTAGAAAAGGTGACAGCCTGACACTCTTTCAGCTTCGCCACATTGATCTGGTATTGCGATTTGTAAGCCGCCCGTTCGAGCGTGGTATTGCCCGTCGGCCGCCCCGATCCACGCTGCACAATCGTGATCCATCCCTCGCGCTCCAGCGATGCGATCGCGCGCACCACCTGGCGCGGGCTGAGACGCGTCCGCGCAGCAATCAGCTTGTTGCCGGGAAACGAATTACCGCCGTCATCGTCGCCCGAATTGGCAAGCTGTACCAGCACGTCCACCAGAGTCCTGTCCTGCAAACCGCCGCAGTCCCACACCTGAGCCATCACCCGCACGCTCACAGAGATTTCCCCAGCCGCGCCAGATGCGCGGGCCCAGCAACAAGGTTTGCCATGGATTAGTTCAGGCCGTCCTCTGCGCGAGCTGCAGCTTCTTCTCGACTACCAGATCGCGCAGCTCCACAAATGATCCCTCGCCGCTCGAACCCGTCACCTTGATGAATGCGACCTCAACCTTCGCCGTCTCGATAATCTTGTCAGCTACTTCGGCAACAGCCAACGCGCGATCGATCTCCATCGGCTTGTCGGTGTCCTTCAAGGCCTCCAGCGTTTCAAAGAGGTGATTGCGCAGATCCCCCATCGTATTTTTCATGCCGCCTTCTTTCTCCGCTTCGTTACGGTTGCCCGGATCGATCCCTTCAGGTAGATCACTTCCTTCAGGTCCGCCGGCAGGTTATGAATCGAATTGCGCCGGCACAGGTCGGCACGCGAAATCAACTCCAGATTGCCGATCTCGCACTTCGACCGGTCGCCATCCTTGAAGATCACAGCGTGGCCCGCTGGAATCGGCCCGCGATGCTTCTCCCACACGTGGCGGCTTAACAGCGGCCAGACGCTGGTGTTGCCGAAGCCCGTATGCTCGCCTGGCCGATGCTCACGCACCTTGATGCGCAGATATCCTTCGTGGTCCGCGCGGATCGTGCCGATCGGTTTCCAGTTACGCTGCGCGGCCCCGAGGCGGTCACCTTTCTTAAACTGCGTCTCGCGCATGCGCCCCACTGACCACCCTGGCCGCCTCACGCCTTTGTTGTGCGGCACAATCCCTTTCTTGAACTGAGTCGCCACGCCGGGATGACTTCCGCGCCGCAGCCTGCACGCCGCCGGAGACGCCAGATATACCGCGCTTTTACGCAGCCCCAATCTCTGCGCCGCCTGATAGATCGTCGTCGCGGTGCGTCCGATCCGCGCCGCGATCTCTTTCGTAGACACGTCCGCGTATAGTTCGCGCACCATCGCCAGCTCGTCGTCAGTCCATGCACGACCGTTCACAACCCACCCCTCCACGCAACCCGCTGCCCCGCCAGATTCCGCTCCAGCTTCTTCCGCTTCCGAAACCGCCGCGCATCCCGCGCCATCTGCGGATCCGCAAACTCCCAGCACTCCGTGTGATCCACCACCAGAAACTCCCGCAGCTCCGCCAGCCTGTCCGGGGTCCGCCGCGCCGCGCTGTGCACCTCGTGAAACTCCCCGCATCCCAGGCACTCAAACGCGTGCAGCTTCTCATGCCAAGCAATCCCGCCATCCTCCGGCCGCTCGCGCCGCGGCATCCTGAGCGAAGCGCCCTTCAGCGGAGTCGAAGGGCCCGCATTTACCTTCCCGCTCTCAGTCGCGCTCATCGATCCTCGCCACCAAACATCCCCAACTGCACCGCCGGCTTCGCCACCGTCTTACGCGCCGCAGCGTCGGAATCGAGCTTCGCCAGGCAAACCACGCAAGGCCCGCGCCGGCCGCCCAGCACCCGATGCTCCGTCTCCCGCGCGCACTTCTTGCACCAGAACACCGCACTCACCGTGCTCTTCGTAAAGTGATGAGGCATAGCAAACCAGCTTTCAGCCCGCGGCTATCAGCCGCACGCACCGCACCCGCGTCGGATGCCGCTCCAGCTTCCCGCGCAGCTCCAGATACCGCAGTTCATCCTCAAGCTCAGCCAGGTAGTCAAACTCCCGATCTGAAAGATCGCGCCACTCCACGCCATCGATCTCCTCAGCCACCGAACACGACTCAACCAGCGCGACAGCATTCACATCCGCAATATCCCGCGCCAGCCCCGCCACTTCCTCATCGAAGCCATCCAGATCCGCAAGCCAGATCACCCCGATAACCAGCAACCCGGCCACGCACATATCGATCCCGGACAGCGGCTCAGCGCAGATCCGCGCAATCACCCAGCACCCGAAAGCCACCACGCCAGTCCAAGCCAAAACCCTCATCGCAACCTCACTCAAGCTGAAAGCTGACGGCTGACAGCTACTCCGCCACCGGCCCCAGCTCCAGCCGCGCCGCCTGCTTCTTCGCGAGCCGCGCGTGATGCACCTGCGCCGCCAGCCGCGGCACATATTCCTCAACCAGCCGCTGCGCATCTTCCGGCGCGCACCGCGGATCGACAGCGAACACCGAGTCATGCGGCCGGATCACCAGCACGCAGATCGCGTCCGAGCTCTTCCGCAGATACCCCGCATACCCCTCAACCGTCCCCGTCCTGGTCCAATCCGGCGGCGTCTTAGGCATGTCGCTTCGCTCCAGTGGTCAGAGATCAGAGATCAGCTAGCACGCGCAGCGAGAGCGCGGCCGATCGGATGCGAGTAGCCCCAGTCGCCAGGCGAACCGAACGCCCGCTCTATCCCGGCGCCCTCGACGATGCGCGCCAATACGCGTAGCAACTCCGCATCGTCATTCAGTTCGCCCACCGTCGGCGGATTGTCGATATCTGCATCGCGCAACTTTTGCGCCCGGTCACGAATCGCCTTCGACATTTCAATGCTGTCCATCACGCCTCCATCTGATCTCTGACCCCTGATCCCTGATCTCTACTCTTCGGTGCAGCGGCGCGGGTGTCATCGCTGGCCTGCTAATTTACCCGCGCTTAGGTTGGGCTACTGGTTTCTTCCCCGCGGCTATCTACCCGCGACATGCTGGCCAACTCGCCAGGCCTCCACGCTCGCTTTCCCCGGCCCCGCCGCACCCTCCACACCGTGGCTCGCACCCCGGCGCAGAACCTTCACGCGCGGCAGGCCTGGCAACGGAACCCACCGCGCGCTCACGCCGGTTTAGCGCCCGGCGCGAAACTCAATCAAGCGATAATCCGCGCGTCCTTCACGTGCCTGCGCAGCCACTCGCCAATGCTGTGAATGGTGTCCAACTTCCACTTCTGATCAATCTCATAGAGCGCGACCTGCGGGAGCCCGTCCTTCACGCCCTTGAGCCGGAGCAGGAACTTTGATTCAACCGGCGCGGCATCGCGAAACGTGCGCCAGGGGATCAGGCCGATCCCCTCGGCCGGAATCGTGACGCCCGATTTCGAGCCGGTCCCAGCCTTCACTTCGAGCGCCTGCGACACACCATCGTCAGCCACGTTCACGCTCATTCCGCTTTCGAGGTTTGAGCAGACTTTCTGCACAATGACCGCATCGTCGTTGTATAAGAAGCTCGTTCGCAGGTCGATCAGAAACTTTTCAGCCGGCATATATTCGTTGAACTTGAAGCAGGTATCCTGCACATGCCCGGCCTGCGCATACACGTGCCGGCGCCCGAACACGTCAGCCTTAAGACTTACAAGCTGCACCGTCAGATGATCCACGACGTGCAGCGCCACGTTCTCCGGAAACTCGTCGACCTTGGCCGCATAGAGCTCAGCCAACGCCGTCAGCGTGAGTACCTTGAACGTCGGTGCATCCCATTGTGGCGCAAGGTCCCGCACAGGCTGCGCCAGTGTCCCATCCGCGGCCACTGCGTAATGCTGCCCATTGATCTCATGTGTAACTGGCCGCACATCCTTGAGCCGGCCAAACAGATATTGCAAAATGTCCTTCATTCCTCACCCCTCTTCGCGGTTGCCCTGCGTGTTGGTCGACCGGCACTACTTGCCGTTCGAGAATTTGATAACCGGCGTCTCCTGCGGCTTCGGCACGCTCCAGAACTGCATCTGGCGCGGATCGGCATCGAGCGCGATAAAGCCGCCCTCCTCCGTCTTGCCCACAAACATCGTGCCTTTGTGCGATTCCGCCGCCGCAAGCTTCGCGCTCACGTGAATTTCGGTTTCAACCTTGATGCGATCTGAGTGCGGCTTGAAGACTACCTGGAGCGTTATGCTCCGCGTAGCCGTCGCCACCGTCGACAGATCCACAATGTTGGCCAGCACTTTTTCGAGCGCGAGATCAAACTGGCTGATCGCCGCGCCTTCGTTGATGTTGCCGATGTTGATCGAGACCGCTTCTTCTTGCGGCTCCTCAGGTGCATCCTTCTTTTCCGCCATCAATACCCCCTCCAGAACTCGCGAATCACTTCAGGCCACTGCATCCACCAGCCACGCAGCTCCCACACAAACCACCCCATCACCGCGCACACACCCAGGAAATAAATAAGGCCGCCCCCGTCCGTACCCGTGTTGCGATCCCGCTCCAGAGCTTCAACCTCTTCGCGGCACCGCGAGCAATAGCCGCCATCGAGTGACAGCTCAAGACACCCCGGACAGATCCGCCCCTCGATCGCCGTAGCGTTCAACCGCGGCACAATCGCCAGCCCGGTTTCAGCAACTGAAAACTGATCCCTGTTCTCCGATCCCTGTCCGTTCACGCCGCCCTCCCTTTCTTGCGCAGCCCGGCCCGCGTCAGACCCTCGCTGCGCCACTGCCGTCCCAGCTCCGCATTGCGCTCCACGCGCATCCGCTCCGCCCTCACGCATGGATCGCCCACGCACACCAGCTGCTGCCGATTCGTAAAGCTGCACCCGCCGTGGTGAGCCATGCACAACGAACACGGCTCCTCCTCGCAGCATCCGCAATGCCGGCAAACCCCTGGCCGCACCAGACTCACAGCCGCCTCCACTTCGCCCGCTTCCAGGTGAAGCCCGGGCGCCAACCAGGTTCGGTCAACGCCCGGCTCACGGGGAGGGCCACCATCGCGGCGCCAATCACCACGCCGATCTCCAGCCCATGCCAGAACCCGGCCATCACTTGCGCACCGCCTTCTTCTTCGCGGCGCTCCAGCGCTTCTTCTGGGCGTCCGCAATCCGCTTTTTCGCAGCAGATGAGAGGATCGACTTTTTCTTAGCCGGAGCCTTCTTAGCCGGGGCCTTCTTCGCCGGCTGCACAGGCTTGACATCAGCCTTCGGCTCGCTCGCTGCGCGAATCTTCTTCGCATCCACGCCGAGCAGCCCGGCGAGCTTCTCCAGGTCCTCTGCCTTGCGGCTCAGGTCATGCTCAGACACCACGAGCTCAGTCGCGTTGGCGATCAGCATCGCCACGCGCTGCCGCTCCGGAGGCTTGAGCTTCAGCAGCTGCTCGCGCAGCGCTTTCTTGCTGCCCCAGCCGAAGATGCCATTCGGCCAGCCCAGGATCTCCGCAACCTTGTCGCCGTTCTGCGTGTTCGCGCGATAGATGGCATACTCGCAAACGTCAAGGTTGAGATCGAGCGCGGCCGTCACCGACACAGGCGCCTTCGCAATCGCGCCAAACAGCGCCTCGCGATAGGCCTTCTCAGCCTTCACCCGCGCCAGCAGCTTTTTGCGTTCAGCCTTCGTCTTCTCCGGATCCTCGCGCTTCGCCAAGCTGCTCCGCGAGCCGCCGCCCGACGCAGACGCTCCACTGCCATGCTTCTTGCAATCACCGCCCTTGCAGATCCGCGCTCGGCGACCGGCCTTCTCGCCGTCCATCCAGATCGCATCCTCGGCATTCGGGCATTCATCGTCACTGGCCTTGAAGATCGTGACGTGATAGTCGGCGATCGCGCCCTGGATGCTGCTCCAGCCGTCGGTGATCATCACCAGCTTGCGCTTCTCGTCGGCAGCCTTCTGGAGCTCGTGCTTGATCCAGACCTTAACCTTCGCGTCAAAGCAAGCGCGGTCCGTGCAGGTATCCTGCGCGCAGTCGTCAAACAGCAGCGCCACATTGCTGCTCCGCTTCGGGCATGCCGTGCAGGCCATCGGCGGAATCTCGTCATCGAGCGGGAACGGCGCGTCACTCAGCACCCTCAGCAAACGTTGCGTAATGCGCCGCTTGAGGTCAGCAACAGAGATCGGAGTCGGCTTCCAGACCATCGCTCCGGCCGGTCGATCAGATTCCTCGTCGTCGGAATCGAAATCCCGTTCATCCTCCGGGTCGTCTTCGAAATCATCCTCATCGAGGGCGACAACGCCATCCGTATCAGGAATCTGCCAGCCCACGTTGAGCTGCTCCAGAAAGTGTTCCTGCTGCATCTCGCTCAGCCGCGCCAGCTCCAGCGCATGCCCAACCTCAATCGCATTCGCTTCCAGCGCATCCCGCACCGCGGCGATCGCGCCCAGCAGCCCAAGCCTGCGCCCCACATAACTCGGCGACTTCGCCAGCTTCGCCGCAATCGACTCAACTGTCGCGCCAGGCGCAGCCAACAGCTCCCTGAAGCCGGCGGCCTCCTGCAGCGGCGCAAGCCCTTCGCGCTGCAGGTTGCTCACGATCCCCCATTCCAGCGCCTCCGCATCAGTCATCTTGCGCACGATGCAGGGGCACGTCGGCTTGCCGGCGAGCTTGGATGCCAGATAGCGCCTCTGCCCCGCCACAATCTCGTAGTGCTGCTCTGCCAGCTTATGGCCGTTCGGGATTCCATGCGGCCGAACCGTCAGCGGCTCCAGGATGCCATCGCGTTCGATCGACGCAGACAACTCTTTGAGCGCAGCCTGGTCCATCGTTTTCCGCGATTCGAGCGGGGAGAGAAACAGGGCCTCGATCGGAATCTCTTCGACCTGGCCAACCGTTGCGCCGACAGAAGAAACCTTCGCGGCCGTCATTGCGCACCGCCGGTCTTCACAGCGCACTTATGGGTGTAGAGATAAATCCCGCTGCCGGCGTTGTCGCCGGTCACGCGCTGATTGCCCTTCGTAATAGCTGCCGGCCCGACCGCAGCGTCGCCGCGCATCCATTCGCCGCCGCGCTCGCCGCATGCAAAGCACAACAGATCGATTGCCGCCGGCGCTTCGGCCAGCCGCGCCTGCGGAATGCCGATAGAGTCAGCCGCGGTGTTGACGAGATCGCTCAGAACGCCCGCAACACGCCCGGCTTTGCAGGTCGACTCGTGAACCAGCTCCCGCGCTACGCGCGCCTTCGCCGTGCAATAAAGGCACCGCGCCGGCTCATCCAGATCCGCGACCGCCTCGCGGATGAACATCGCCACCAGGTCGCGCGAAGCAAAGATCAGCTGCGCAATCAGCCGGTCGCGCTCTTCATCGTTGCGGCTGAACTCCCGCAGCTCCACAACTTCCCGCGGCGAAAGCTCCAGCGTCAGCCCCGCAGTAGTTCCGGGCGCATCGGAAGGCTCCATGCCGGTCGAATCCAGATACGCAGCCAGCTCCGGCGACACAGCGCCAGGCATATACGCACGGCCGCGCGCAGTCGCCGGCAGTTTGGAAAGGTTGGAATGAGCCTCAAGCTCACGGGTTTCAGCAGGCCACGCAGGCGAGCCTTCAGTAAAGAAGTTCTCAGCCTCGGCAGTAGAAATCGAAGGGACGGTGCGAGTTTCGGCCCCAGGACGGTTCAT